CCCCTAAGTCAAAACGGCAGCATGTGGCCGGTCGGCCACGGCCTCGGGTCCACGATCCGCAGCGTGCGGTCGTCCTCGGCCTCAACGACAAGGCGGCTGCCGCTCGACTCGCCGCTGGTGAAGCCCGTCACGCGGCCGGCTTCGTAGCCCTGGCCGAAGCTCGGCAGGCGGTACGTGACGCGGTCGCCGATGGCGTGCGGGCCGTAGCCGTACACGTCAGACATGCCGCATGTCGCGGCGAGGTACTCGTTTTCGTGGGGGCAGGTGCTCATGGGGGCGTGTCCTTTCGTGGGTGGGGTGCCGTTATACATGCGTACACTACATCGTCAACTCATTTTTTCGTGCGTGGCGCACGGGGAAAACATCGATTAGGGGAGTGGAAGTTTTGTACACGGGTCGGTTCTGCTGGCGGTAGTTCGGCTATGGTGTAGCGGTAGTTCGTCAAAGCGTCAAGGCCCCGGCCAAGCCGGCGAGCAGCTCGAGCAGGTCGTGGACGGCGCGGGCCGCCGGGGAATCTGTGCCGAGTTCCTGGCCGATGCGGATTAGCACTAGGGCGGGAAGCAGGCTGTCGATGGTGCGTTTCACGCCAGCACCTCGCTCTCCATTGCGATGATCGCCCGGCCTATCACTTCGACGACCTGGGGCACGACGGCGTTTCCGAGGCATCGCAGTCGGTCCACCCGAGAGGGAACCCCATGAGCCACTCGACCCACGTCGGGTTCAGTAGCCCACCAGCCATCTGCTTGGCTTCCTCCTGCGATGACGCAGCCGCTGAGAGCATGCGGCGGCCCCTCGACCCGGCATTCATTGCGCTGTTGTTGTGGCCCTGGCACGCCGTCGGCGTCGGCCACATCCGCACCGCAATCCCTAGCGACGGCCCTGGCTTGCCTTTGGTCTTGCCGTCCTTGTGATCCTGAACTCGAGCCAAGTACGCGGACACCGGCTCGTCGTGGTTGCCCCTCAATGCATGGAACACTGTCGGCGTGGGCCACAAGCCAGACTCGCTCCCTTCGGTGCGGTGCACCAACGGCGGAAGCGGGGATAACGTGCCATTCGCATACGTACCCGACCGAGGCAAACGCCCGCAGGATTCCGTGGAACGTGCGGCCTCCGTCATGGTTGAGAAGGCCGATGGGATTTTCAGCCACAAAGAACCTTGGGCTGAGATCCGCAACAACTCGGAGGGCTTCGCCCCACATCCATCTGTCATCGTTCGCACCTTTCTGCTTGCCAGCGTGGCTGACCGGCTGGCACGGCACGCCCGCACAGATCAGGTCAACTTGCCAATCAGCCAGATCCGCCACCGGGAACGTCCGAACGTCGCCCCAGCGGGTGACGCCGGGCCAATGCTTCGCCAGCACGCTGCTCGCATAGGCGTCGATCTCAACCTGCCATCGGCACTCCATGCCTGCCCGCTCAAGGCCGAGGTCGAAGCCGCCGATCCCGGCGAAGAGTGATCCAAACGTCATCGGTCGCATCCTTGCAGGGTGAGCGGTTCGTCAAGCAATCCGGCCGTCGTCGTCGCACTGCACGCCAGCCATGCGGGCGAGATCAATGGCATCGTCATCCGTGACACAGAACCGCCGGCCCGAGCCGAGTTGGCCGTAGACATCCGACACGACAAAGTGCTGGCCGTCCGCGAACTGGATGCACCAAGCCTTCTTGACGCCGACCGTGGCGGCCAGCCGCTTCGCGTTGGTCAGGTTGTTGCTGGTGGTGTTCATCGTTCGTCTCCCATTTCGTGATGGTCGATCAACCGATTCCGCATGCGGTCTGGATCATGCCGCGGATCGCGTCGGTCTTGTAGGCGGCGACGGCAGCCTCAACCGTCGCGAACCGCTTGCCCATGCCACGCCAGGCACGGTTCATCGCGTTCTGGACAACCACCTGCACGTAGTTCGATGCACCACGGCACACCACAACCAGGGCGGCGTGCTTGCCGCACTGCATCTCAACGTAGACGTACTCGTTGCCGAGGGCGTTCTGGCGGCTGGTGTCGATTACGTTGATGTCCATCGTTTCGTCTCCCGGTTCGCGTCCGTCAGGTCTCATTTGCCTGACGCCCGTAGTGTAGGGTATCGGTAGTTGGGCGTCCAGCCCTCCACAAAAAGATTCTTGTGGGGCGTTTTCGCCGGGGAAAACGGGGTTTCCCTAGAAAAGCTGGCCCGGCGGGCTTGAGACAGCCGCGATCCTCGCCTTGGCGATCTCGACGTATTCCGCCTCGCGTTCGATGCCGACGAACCGGAAGCCTTCGAGGATCGCCGCCTTGCCCGTAGATCCCGAGCCCGTGAACGGGTCGAGCACGATGCCGCCGGGCGGCGTCACGAGGCGGCAGAGGTAACGCATGAGGTCGGTGGGCTTCACGGTGGGGTGCTTGTTGTCGCTGCCCCGATCCGCCTTGCTCGCCTTAGCGCAGTAGAAGAAGCGGGCGGCGGAGCCGGAGTCGCCAAAGCCTGGGTCGCGTGACTCCCGCTCGTCACGCCCCTTTCCGTACACGTCGCCATTCCGAAACGCACCGAGACTCGCCTGCCCACCTGTGCTTTTGCTCTGCGGAAACAGCCCCACCACCTCGTCGCTGCCGTCGTGGATGAGGTTCGCGGGCCAGCGGCCGAGGCTTGTGGTTCCCGCACACCGTGAGCCGTTGAGCGAGCCGCCGAGAGCGTTTTTTGGTGGAAGGCTTGCCGTGGATTCAATCAGCGGGCGAACGCCGCCATGCACCCTGCACCCATCCACGTTGATCGCCCCCGTGCCATGCGTCTGCACGTTCTCAGCGACGGTGCCGACGAGCGGCTTGCGGGCCACGATGATCGGCTCCCAGGCGGGCTTGAGGGCAGTGCCCCATCCGGACCACTGGCGAGCGGCGTCGGTGTGTGCATGAGACTTCGTGATTTCCCCTCGCCACTGCCCAGCGCCGTTATTCATCGTCACGCCGCCGATACCGGTTTCATATCGCTCGTAGACCTGGCGCTCGGCCATGTTGCGGCTCTCAACGCTGCGGATATCGGCTTCGCGCTCCACCCATTCGGGCACATCGCCCAGCAGATGGCGGCACTGCTCTAAGTGCTCCCGCGTCATGATCGCGGGCTGGCTACCGGCGGTCGTGTAGTGGCCGCCCATGTTGGTGCCAGTGGCCTCGTCGATCTGACGAGATGTGACGCCAGTGGAGCGGACCCAGGTAGTGAAACGGAGGCGGCGGCGCTCCTGTTCTTCGCTGGCGTCCATCTTGTCAATCGCCTTGCTCACGTCGTGCGACTTCGGAAAGCCGCTGCCGTAAACCCACATCACGCAGTCCCGAATCTCCCAGCCCGCGTCCTCGATGGCACAGGCGAGCCGGTGATAGGTGCGAGTCCCGCCGAACGCGAGCAGGTGGGCTCCTGGCTTAGCCACGCGGAGGGCTTCGGTCCAGAACTCCACGCCCGGCACGCCGTGGTCCCAGCCCTTGCCCATGAACGACAAGCCGTAGGGCGGATCGCTCACGATGGCGTCAACGCTCTCGGCGTCGAGCGTCGCCATGACCTCGCGGCAGTCGCCGTGGTGGATCGTCCATGACATGCCGCCAGCGTGGCGGCAACGTCAAGCAAGCTGGCCTAGCGACTCCGCTTGGCGGTCTTCTTCTTGGCACGCTTTGCGGCCGGCCGCTTGGCTAGGTGCTTCTTTCCCACAGCCCTGGTCGTCAGGGCGTCTCGAGCCTCCCTGGCGGCCTCCACGGGGATTAGCCAGACGCGCTCGCCGATCCGGCGGCCCCGCAGCTTTCCCTCGCGGAGCAGGATGCGGACCCAACCGTCCGTGCAGCCCATGAACTCGACGGCCTCCGCGACCGTGAGGTACTCGCCGCCGTCGATTTTCTGCGGTGCCATTGCGACCATGCCCCAATACTAACGGCGATCGTTACTTGGTCAAACTGCCCAACCTTTGCCACCGGCCGGCAGGTCGCCGTACAGTGGTGAACAGAACATCCAGCGGAGGGCATGGCGGTTGTACTTTTGTATACTAGTGGACTAGAACACACGAAACGGAGGTGGGTCATGGCGATGTCGCTGCGGGAATTGCTGGTCGATCGGTACGCACCGTTGCGTGGGCTGGGCGACAGGTCGGTGGAGTTGTTTTCTCAGTCTATCGACCGGCTCGAGGAGTTCCTTGGGCGGCCGGCAACGGTGGCGGACTTCACGGATCTGACGATGGCTAAGTTTCTCCGGTGGCGCTCTACGACGCCCTGTAAGGGCCGTATCCCAGCCCCTGCCACCGTCGGCAAGGACCGGGCCCATTTGGCGAGCCTGGCGAACCTGGCGGCCCGGAAGCGGATCATCGCCGAGTTCGTGGATTTCCCACGGTTGAAGGTGCCCAAGAAGCCGCCACGCGGGTACACGGTCGAGGAAGTGTCCGCCCTTATCCGACAGGCCCGCTTCCGCACCGGGAGCGTCGGGCCCGTCCCGGCGGCCTGGCTTTGGATGACGATCGTGCGGGCCGAGTGGGAGACCGGTGAGCGTGTCGGTGCCCTCCTGCGGCTGCGGTGGCCAGAGGTAGACCTCGACCGGCGGTCGTTCACCCTGCTCGGCGAGACACGGAAGGATCACCTAACCAGCATCGAGAGGTCCATCAGCGGCGAGCTTGTGGCGTGGCTCAAGCCGCACGCCCAGGCGTCCGGGCTTGTCTGGCCGTGGCTCGAGCACCGCAAGGAGAACAGCTTCTACACGTCGTTCAGGGGGATGTGCCGCCGGGCCGGCGTCACGCCACGGGGCACGCACGCCATCCGCAAGAGCAGCGGCTCCTATGTCAAGGCCGGCGGCGGCGATGCCACCGAGCACCTGGGCCACGCCAACCCACGGACGACGCGAGACCACTACTTCGACACCAGGATCACCGGGCGGCAGTCCGCCCTAGACTTCCTGCCGCCGCTCGACCTGAACGGGCCGCCGACAAATCCTAGGCAGTTGCCGCCAAGTACCTAGGAAACGCCAACGAACCGGGCACGGCGCGGAGCTGCTGCGGGGAAAGGATGAACCCGCTGCCTCTCAACGCGCCGGCCCGGATTGTTCCTCGCGGTGAAGCAGCAGGGCGAGCAGAGAGTAAGACGCCAGGTCGAAGAGGTTGTCCTCGAGGCTCTCGTTGTCGAGCCGGCCCGTGGCGTTGTACGTCGCGAGCCGCGTCACCTTGTCCGAGAGCCGCACCATCGCGCCCTTCCAATCGGGGATGCCCACGAACTGCGCGCCGTTGCGAATATTGGCGAGCGGGTCGTCGCCAGACGGGCAGCCGTAGTCTCGACTCTTACGCCGGTGCATTTCCTTCAAGGCATCGCACAGGTCAAAGAACGCCTGACTCGTCGGGTGAACGTCGCGAGCCTCCGTTTGCAAGTCCTCGGTACTTGGGTAAAACCTCCGAGGCTCCGGCACCGCGAACCGCTCGATCACCTCGGCGGCGCTCCAGCCACGCGGAGCCTGTTGCGAAACCTCTGCCACGATGTTTTCGGTCATAGATTCCGTATCAGTCCTTGCGGTGATCGTGCGCGTCTCGGTGTCCGTAAGTTCGACGTATTCGTCGTAGGTGCCGGTGGCCAGCCTCGCCTCGACGGCCCTGCGAAGTGCGGCGTTGGAGTCCTCGAGCGTCTGCGTCATGGCGTTCCTTTCGTGAATGGAAAACCGCAGTCTGCGGCGTCGGTCAAGCGGACCGCACGGTGCCGTCGCTCATCACGCGGTAGTTGTTCACGTCGAACGCACCGCGCTCGTGAACCGTGACCATGGCGAAGCCGTGATTCCAGCGGTTGATGACGCTGTACTCGGGCCGCAGGTCGCACAGGCACCCAGTGCTCCAGCATCCGGTCTCGTGGTGCCACATATCCGACTCGGCGTGGTTGCTCGTCCGGTGCGAATGGCCGACGAGCACCGTTGAGAGCGTTCGCAAGAACGCACCTCGAGCGACGTTGACCGGGGCAGACATGCCCTTCGGCAACTCGTGGCCGTGCAGCACCGGCAGCTTGCCCAGCATCACCGGGCGCTGGTCGTCCACCAGGGCGACGCCGTGCTTGTCGAGGTCGAGCCACGCACACAGCGACATGCGCGGGTCGTCACTAATTTCGGCGGCGTGCTGCCAGAGCCAATGGACCCAGCGTTCTTCATGATTTCCGAGTTTGTAAACGATCGGGATCTCTGGGAACTGTTGCCGGAGGTAAGCGATGAAGTCTCGCACCGCCCCGAGCTCAGCTTTGAAGTCCCGTTGCTTCGGGTCCTTCATGTAGCGACTGATGGCGTAGAAGTCGGCGATGTCACCGTTCAGCAAGAGACCGGCAAGGCTCTGCTGTTTCAGGTGGCCAACGGCCGCAGCCACGGCGAGCTCGGAGTGATACGGGACATGCACGTCGCTCAGGATGCCGACCGGGCCGAGCACCTTCATCACATGCGGCGTCCACTCCTGCGCCATGCTTTTGGGCATCGCGAAGACCTCGCCAGCCTTGCGCGGCTTCCGGGGCGACGTGGCCTTCGTCTGCTGGCGATGGTGTTTGCCATGCACGCCGAACTGCCGCCTGATTCTGGCGCGTGCCTGCTCCATCGTGATGGCGTTATTGCTCTCTTGCACCAGGCGGCGAGCCAGCGTGCGGGCCGGCGCGTTAGGGTGCGTGCGGCACAGCCGCTTGGCAGCGTCTGCGATCGGGTCAGTCGGCATCGCGTTCCTCCTTGAACTTGAGCGCCGTCAACGTCCTCCGAATTACCTTCGCCGTCTCTGTCACGGCGTGCTCGCTAATCGTGGAGCCGAGGCACGCGTGGAGCAGCTCGTGGACGACCGTCTCGAGCTTGGCACCGCCACGCAGCCGCTCGTCTACCAAGATCCTGCGCGGCTTCGCTGCGTTCTCGAAAAACGTCCACCCGGCGGCGTCGCCCGACAACTTGGTGAACTTCAGCGTCCACCGGCGACCGTCGATGGTGACGTGGTGCGTGCGTGCCACGGGCAGTCCTTTCGCCCGTGATTGTGGAAAACGTGTCAACTCGCGGCGGCACGCTTGGCGTTGCGAATGGCGCGGCGGACGAGCATGCGCCCGGCGACATCAACAAACGGCAGGCCGCGCTTGGTGGCTTCCTCGCGGAGCCAGCCCACCACGGTGTCGATGTTGGCCTCCACCCACTCGCAGCCAGCGGCATCCATGCGGGAGGCCCGGCTCTTGCACTTGCAGCCCTTCTCGTCGGCGTTGATGCCGAAGCGTGATAGCAGTGCCTTGAGCGCCGTGCCGGCGAGGCAGCGCGGGGCACGGGCCGTCTCGTCTTTTGCGACGTAGCCAGGTCGGTACTTGGCCTTAAGGGCTTCGTACTTCTCTGCCGTGAACGTGACGGCCTGTCCGTCCTCGCTCACTGTGCCGACGCTCAGGCAGTCTTCCAAGTACCCCGGCGGACGCCGCTGGGCAGTTGAATGAACGGCCGACAGTGGAAACGTGACAGTCTTCACGGCGGGCAGATGAACTCCGGGTCGTCGTAGAACGTCCCAAACGGCGGCTCGGCTGGCGTCGTGCAAGGGCCGGTAAGGCCGGGGAGGCCCGTGAACTCGCGGTCAATGTACATCGGCCCATCAACCAGGTCCGCCGTCACGTCCGTCACGTTTCCGTCGCAGTCGGCTTTGAGTATTTTCCATTGCACTCTGCTGTCTGCGTTGCCGCTGCAATAATTAAAGTCGTCTTCCAATACATGGCACCCGGCGAACAACTGATTTACAACAATCGCCCAGCGGCACCCGGCCAAAGCGTCTTCCGCATTGGCTTTCCATGTGTTTCCTGCGGGAAGCCCATTGCTGAATAATGTCTCGCCTCTGAATGGGTCAAAGATTGTCTGCTGCACCGCAACACCAACGACTCCGGGTGAGCACGGAGACGTGTCGTACGAAGCAGAAGCGACTTCAATCCGATTATCTCCCCAATCGCAACCAGACAAATCGCAGCACACGCCGTCGCAGCATGTGAAGTTGATCTCGTTGCAGCACACGCCGTTGCAGCATTTGCCTTCCGGGCAGCACTCTTGCCCGCACAGCACCCATCCTTCCGGGCACGGCTCGCATTCGCCGTCTACACAGTGCTCGTTTTCTCCGCAGCACACGTCGTTGCAGCAGGTCTCATTTTCGCCGCAACATTCTTCGCCGCAAATCTTGTCTTCTGGGCAACCAGGTGGACTGCAGCAACAATCCAATGAGGATGCGAGATCGCCGTTGTCTCGCTTTATCAAGGAGTTGCCGTTGAGGATGAGCGGCATCGATCAGTCGCTCTCGAGGTACGACGCCGTCAGGTGAATGGCGTTCGCCGTGTTGGCGACGACCTTGAGCGTTGCGCCGGGCCCCAGCGTGACGGCTGCCGCTAGGGGCTGAATCGTAGCTGCTGCCGTAACCTGCGTCACGCGAAAGAGGTACACATCGGCGGCCGTGGTCGGTGCCATGATCACGTCGCACGACGCCGTGCCAGACGTGTTGGCGTTGCAGATCGTGATGCTTCGCAGAATGGCTGTGGAGTTCGTGCTGAGCGTAAACGCCGTGAACGTGTTTGTCGTGGTGACGGCGGTTGCAAAAAGTCGGAACACGTCGGCCATTAGTCACCCCAAAAAAGTTGATATTTGCGCCGGACTCGCGACTTGCTTGCACTCCGAAACAGATTCCCACTTCATAAACCCAGCGTCGTCGACCGTGAAAACGCGCATTGATAGGCCTGAGTAGTTCGGCTGCACAGTCAAATCTGCTTGGGCTAGATACCACGCCGTTCCTTCTTTTGCTATCAGCACGGTACACGCCGTCGTGGGGTTCAAGTTCAGGTATGTGTTAGTCGCCAAAACTGTGTTTGGCGTGTTTGTTTGGCCCTTAAATGTCAACACCTTCGACGTGTTGATGCTCCACGACCCGGTAAAGGTGCAGACGCGGAAGACCTTGCCGGCCGGGCCGCCGTCGAGGCGATAGCCCAGCGTCGGGCCATGCGACGATGCAGCATCCGCCTCGACGGCACGCACCGCCTTGGCAATGCGATCCGCAGCCGGCCGCGTGAACGTGACCCGCTCGACCCGAGCCGCCTTGCCGTCTGGGCGTGGGGGCACGTCAGTCCTCGTAAATCGTAACGACAAGCCTGGTCGTGCCGGCCACCGCTGCCTTGGCGGCGTAGTCGCCGGCTGCCAGCCGTAGGACCGCAGCCTCGCCGCCCTTCAGCCGCACCGTCTCGTGTAGCGTGTTGCTCACAACCCGGCCGAACGACACCGTGTGGGTCTCTGACGTGGCCAGGTTGCGGGCGAAGCACAGGCCGACCGCGCCGAGGTTGGCCGTGCTGATGGCGGTCGTGTTTGTGCCCAGCCCCAGCGTCACGCTGATGACGCCGGCCGTAGCCATGTTGGCCGTGATGCCAGACGCGGCGAATGACTGCGACAAGGCACCCTTCGACACCTGGCCGTTAATGGTGTAGTTCACGTCTGGCATGGGAATCTCCTAGAACGGCGGCGTGCCGAAGAACTGGTTAAAGTCGATAATTGGATGCACTCGGCGGGCAAGGATGTCCGGGCTCGAGCCGGCGCTCTTAAGGCTGCCGTCGTTGTTGAGGGCTGCGGGCGTTGGTGAGTTGTGTTTGTCGCCGCCTTCGGGTGCGTAGACCCACGCACGTTTTTTGACGCCGCCCGCCTGACGAGCTTTCTTCTGCTTGATCGTCACGCCGGTCTGCCCAACGGCCGTTCCGTTTTGATTGGTCAGCGACAGCGGAGGGTCAGACGTGTCAGCACCGGCCCCGGTAGAAGTGGCCGTGTCGCTGTTGGCGTCCTGTGCGATGTAGTTGAAACCCACGTCGGGCAAAAACAGCAGGTGCGTACGTGGGTTGTAGACGAGCTCGGTCGTAAACGACCAATAGCGGATCTCTACGTCGTTCACGACCTCGACTTGGGCCTGCCCACTGATCCCAGCACACATCCACGTATATGGCTGGCCTCCCAAGTACTGGCCGCTGTTGAGGCAGTTTGTGATGTTGGCAGCCGTGACGTAGTCAAATGTCGGACGGTTGCCGGTAATCGTCGCCCGCAGTTGCGACTCCGTGGTGGTCGCGCCTTCAAACACGTCGCCAGCCGAGTTAACCAGCGGCGCTATGGCAGTCCCGTCGTAGTAAAACAGCGCCGGAACCTCGACGCCGCTCGTGGCAAAGCTCCACACGTCGGCGCGGGCCAGCGGATTAGGGTCAAGGTTCTCTTGCCTAGGCAGTTCGTAGGAAAACGTCGCCTCAACGTGGTGGCGATCCGTCTCGGTGAAACTGCCGTTGAGGCAGCGAAGATACGGATATTCCGGGTGAGCGGACCCGTGGAAGATGCCGATGGCGTTGATGACGAGCTGCTGTGCGGTCGGCTCGTCCACCGTGACGACGAAGCGACGCTCGGCAGTCGGTGCCTCGCCGAAGCGATGCGAGAACGTGCGAGGCAGAACCTCGCGGTAGTTGATGACTGCCATCACCCGCCTCCAGCGATTTCGACGGGTGCGGTGGCTTGCTGCTCGAGCAAGCGATTTGTGCGGCGTTGCTCGTTGAGCTGGTCCTCTTGCACGACCACGGCTTCCCCGGTCGCTGTCTCGCGTTGCCTTTGAGCGAGCGAGTCCTGGGCGTTGTTGATGGCTGCGTTGAAGTTGGCTTGTAGCCTGTTGAGTGCGCTGTCTGCCTGTCGGCCTTCAAGGCGGGCCGTCAGGATTTCGATCTGCCGCTGGCGAGCCTGAGCCTCTGGCGTGTTGGCATTAGGGGCACCGGCGAAACCGCCGGTTGGATCACGCTCGCCAAGCCGGATTTGCTCGTTGCGAAGCTCCTCGATGAGCTTCTCCGTGTCGCTGCGAATGTCGAGCCCGAGGATCGGTGCGAACTTCTTGACGAATGCTTCAATGAATTTGGCAAGCTCAAAGAATGCGCCGCCCGCAAGCTCAATAAACGACAGCAGACCTTGCGCGATGTTCTGGGCTAGCTGCTGCGGGCCAGCGGCACGAATGACGCCTAGAAGGTCTTCTGCGATCTGGCCGATAGGCCCGGCAAGTTCGCCAAGGATTTGATTGGAAAGGTTGGTGACGACCGTTTGGACCCTTCCAAACCTGTCGAACATGTTGTCGATTTCTTTGACGGCGTCTTCCTTGATGATGCCGCCAAGTGCTTCGGTGTCCCTGCGGATGCTTTCTAGGTAGCCTGGCCCTTGAGTAAACAATTCTCCGAGTTCGATGCCGCCTTTCCCGAAGAACTGCACAGCCCTTGCCGCTCGTTCGGTCGGGTCTGCAATTCGAGACAGCGCATCAACAATAGTTTCAAATTGCTTTTCCGGGCTTAAAGCTTTTAAGTCTGAAAAGACTATGCCGAGATCCTTAAAGCTCTTCTGGGCTTTTTCGTCGAGAGTGGCTTTGCCGATATTCACTGTGAGCTTTTGAATCTGTTTTGCGAACGATTCGATCTCGACGCCGTTTTCAGCGGCGGCCCGGCTGTAAGCCTGCAATGCTTCAACGCCCACGCCAGTTCGATTCGCCACGTCGTTGAGCGCGTCGAGCTGCTTGCCGGCGTTTAGCGCGAAGCTGGCAATCCGAGTGGCCGCGCCAGTTACGGCACCTGCAAGGCTTGTAAAGGCCCCGGTCGCCGCCTGGATGCCATCAAGAGCCAGCCGCCCGATCTCGATGTTCTTGAGCGTGCCGAGATCCTTGGACGCCTTGACGCCGGCCTGGCCCATCGCGTCGAGCTTCTGGTTCACATCCGCGACGGCCTGCGCCAGTTGTGCCGTGTTGGCACTAATCTGCATCGCGAGTCCGAGTGCGGTGCTCATGGCGTCACTTGCCGTCCAAGTCCTGCTTCATCTGGGCCAGCACGCTCAACATCTGCGATGGATGCTGCGGTGGCCGCTCGGTTGGAATGAAGTCGCTAGGCTTTGGTGCGTGTCCTCTGCGTGCGTGTGGTGCCAGCGTGACGCTGGCGAGTATTCCTGTCTGGGCCCACGAGTTGTCGAGCGGCTGGAAGAACCGTGCCCACGCTAGCCACTCGGACAACTCTCGCGAGTCCATCCGCTGCTCGAGCTCGCCGACCGTCATTTTCAAATGACCGGCCAGCATGAACAGAAACTGCCGCGACGGGCGGGCGCTAAAGCTCCCCGGCGAGTTCGACTACGTCCGCCTCCGTGAGTTTGTTGTGTTTCTGGGCCACGTCGAACAGTTCGCCCATTACGGCACCGTCCAAGGCTGCCGCCTCGTCCATCTCGTTGTCTTTCCAGATTCGTTCGCCGTGCTCGTCGCACAACGTCCGCACAAGGTAAAACGCCCGGAAGTTGCGGAACTTCTCGACACCTTTGCTGCGCATGTCTATCCACGCGAGCTCCCAATCGTCCCGCTCGCCGACGCTCATGACGCGGACGAACACGTCGAGATTCCACTCCTTGACGTGAACCTTCAGCGGCTTACGAACGCTGGCGGCTTTGATGCGTTCCTTGAGTCCCATGTCAGTTGTCCAAGAGTTTGAGAGTCACGGTGAACCGCGTCACGTCGTTCGCTTGAGACGTGACGGCCACCGACTCCCATACTGCATAGTTCGTCAAGGATTGGCCGCCGCCAGTGATGACGAGCTGAGCCCGCGTGCCGTAGTTGCTGATGCCTGTGTTGTTGGCACCGAGGCACTCGACGGTCACGCTGCCGGCGTCATCGGTCCACGGCACACTGCGGCCCTTTGACGGGCCGCCGCCGTATGTCCACGAGAGACCGACGACTTCTTGGAACGCTAGAGCGTTCCAGGTCACGGTGATTCCGGTCGCGTAGGTCGCCACGGGTTTGTCTCCGTGCGACTACGGCACCTGGAAGGCTGCGGAACCACGGACGGCATCGTTGATCGCCAGCGTGACGCTGGAGTTTTTGCACGTCGCGGTGACGCTCAACGTGATGCCGCCGGCAATCGTCAGCGTCCCGGTCTGGCCCTGGGCGATCGGCGCGCCGCTGTTCGGCATGTACTCGATGCTGACTTCCTTGCCGGTGTCGCCGGCCGAGCCCTTGAGAGGACGTGCCAGTGTCAGCACCGTTGCCCCGGTGGTCTGCCCCAGGTGGGACACGTCGATCTGGTCCGTGGCGGCGTTGTCGGTGATCGAGTACGTGATGCTCGTCACGGTGAACGTCGTTCCGCCAAAGGAGAACGTCGTGCCGCTGGAATCATGGGGCGTGTAAGGCATGTGCTATTCGCTCCACCAAACGTCGTAACGCTGCGTCACCCGATACACCGGCGGAAGATCCGCTCCCGCCAGCGTCACAAAGTCGTCGGATTCGTCCTCGAGCGACGTTTGCTTAACCTCTGTATTGTCCGACGTACCGCCGTATCCATCCAGAACCGAGCGCACAGCGTCCGCCACGTCGCGGGCCTCGCGGTAGGTGGTGCCGTAGATTTCGTATTCCAGCGACACACGCGGGATTCCGGCCGGCTTGCCGAGCGTCTGCTCTCGCTCAATCGCAGACCGCCGCCAATGGATGAACGGCAGGGTGGCGGAAGCCGGCGCGAGCTGCGGGTAGACCCGCGTGCCCACCAGCATGCAGACGTACGGATCGTCCACAAGGGCGTTACGCAGGACGGTTTCGGGGGATTTAAGTGGCATAGCTCTACCTACCCCGCGACCTTCGGAACGGACTGGCCATTTCTTTTAGCGCGTTATTTAAGGCGACAGTCATTTCTTTGTTCATGCCTGCAGAGATTGTCGCGCGAGTCTGTTCAAACGCCGTTTTGATTGGCGGCTTGCCGCTCTTGCCGCCTATCGGAAACTTCCCCAGGTCAACCGTTTCGCCTTTTCTGACGGCCTTGAAAAATCCCTTGGGCGGTTTTGGTGTTGTCGCAATTCGGCCAGACCTCTTGGCCACCGAGATTTTGACCGGCCCGCTGCGCGTGAAGCTGCTGGCAATACGGCCTTTCGTGCGCCTGTCTTTCGTGCCGAACTCGAGGAATCCTTGGTGTTGGCCTTTTTCGTTGCTCTTGAGCTCTGATGCCTTCCGGCGTGGAGCTGCCGTGTAGCCAACGAGGGCCACGCCCGACCCGGTTCGCGTGTACCGCTTCGTCTTTTTGCGAATGGCACGCTTGAGGTTGCCTGTCGGACCTCGCGGCGTCAGGACTTTGACGGCACGCAAGCCTGGCTCGATGGCTTTTCCAAGCGCTGCAGCCATGTACTTGGCGGCAATGTTTTTGGGCAGGCCGCGAAACGCTGCCCTGATGGCGTCCAGCTCTGGAAACTCAACGGTGATGCTCGGCCCGTCCGCCATCACGCCACCTCTTCGCAGATGGCGACGTGTTCGCTGCGGTTGCCGTACTCGAGCAGGTTCACGATGTTGAGCGTGCGGTCACGCCATGAGAGCCGCATGTTCTGCGTGAGCCCGGTGAGGTAACGCAGCCGCACCCGGTGCGTGATCGTGACTTCCTGCTTGCCGGCCTCTAACGCTTCGCGAGCAGACACGCCTTCGACGCTGGCCCACACGGTCTGCCAATCGCTCCACGACATGACGGCTTCGCCCAGGCTGTTCCGCGTCTGCGTCGCCTGCTGCACCGTCACGCGCTCGCGGAGCTTGCCGGGGTCAATCATGTGCCGTAGAGCACGATGGTGTAGGTGCCTGTGCTGCCGGCACCACCCGCACTTAGGGAAAGCGAAAACGGCTGGCCAGCAAGGCTACATACGGCAGTTTCGCCAAGACGCGACACAAGCGAAAACTGGTTGCTTCCATCTTCAGTAAGTCGTCGCGATGTGTTGCCAAATGACGAACCTTGCCACCGAAAAGCTATGCGAGAAAGATCGCTAACGGTAACTAGGTCTCCGCTCGCATTGCGATACAAATCAGACAGGCCGCCCAGCGAAACCGCTGCCGTCCCGGCCGTCCCGGTGATAATCGCCACCTTGCCCGTCGTGTACTCGGTCGTGTCTCGAAGTGCGATCGTCTTCAGAGATTGCACGCCGCTCGACGTAGTGGAGTCGCGGAACTCGACGTTGACCGATATGGAACCCGAGACGTTGCTCATCGGTAGGATCCCCAGCGTTGCGAATCAAGCAGCGAAGTCACGCCGAAGGGCACGTCTTGCGGAACAGCGCCAGTGGCCACGGTGGCCTGCCGCGTCTCGTACCAATGCCCCACAAGCATCAAGATCGCGTGCCGAATCGCCACGGGCACGCTCGTGCCGCTTGAGCCGTATCCGGCCCACCACGTCACCGTGACGGCGTTGTAGTCGTCTAAGTTCGCCGGCCACGTCCCGCTGCGCAGCTGCCGCACCACGCCGGGCGTTGCCTGCCGATCGACGCGGTATGACGCCGTGGAGAGCGTCGTGGTCGAATCGTCACCAAGCGTGTACGTGAGTGCGACGGCCGTAGTCGTGCCGCCGGTCGCCATCGGCGGGCGGGGCAGCTCGATCTCATAAGGAAACGAGTCGAGCCGCATGACGTACTGCTGATGCACCAAGGCCCGGTCGAGGTATTCCTCAACCCACTCACGGGCCGCCGTGATGAGCGACGAGATGTAGGTATCGTCCGTGGACGTATCCACGCGGCAGTGCGCCTTCGCCTCGGCCAGCGTGACTGGCTCAACGGCTGGGGCTGTCTGGCGAGTCAGGCTTCGGTACTGCACGTCGTCCTCGTTTGCGTGGCGTGGCGTCGGCCGTCTCGGCCTCGTGCTCTATGGCCGCCGTCTCGATCTCGGTCTGTCGGTCCTCGACGGCCAGGCCGCGCTTGATCCAGTCGCGGGCCATGCCGTCGGGCACGTCTGGCAACACCTGCCCGCGTCGGTAGACGCGGAACGACTGCACCATTCTTATTTTCATGATTGCGGCACACTCCATGCAGAGTCGGGCTTTTTGCCCGTGTTGCAGTATTCGGTCGCCCACTGAAAGACGGGCTTTGCCAAGTCCTTGCCGGGCCACGTCACCATGAACTCGCCGTGGCCTAGCACAACGCGAGGCGAGACGTAAATGCGATTGCCGCCGCCTTCTCGGAAGTTCTTCCAGGCGTAGATGTCGGCATCCAATCTGCCGTCATTCCACGAACCATCGGGGCCGGGTTTGCCGCAGAACCACGGTTTCGGCGTCCGCCTGAGAGCGGCTGTCGAGATGATGGTGCAGCCGAAGTGGGCCGAGTCCACTTCCTGCACGGGCTCGGCAAACCACGACATCGGCAGCGTCGTCTTCTCGTGGGCCTCCGGGTTGCCGAGCGTGCCCTTGAGCGTCAGCATCGGGCGGCCGTCCTCACGCTTGGTCTGGAGCCCGGTGATGGCGTCGCACTGAAAGGCGAGCGCTAGAGAAAACAGATGCTCTAGGTCTTCCTTGGAAAAGAAGGTGTCGTAATCAATCGTGAGCAGGTACTCGCACTTGTCGATGAACTGCTCAAAGACCCGCTCCATGCACTGGTCGCAGTTGGTTCTAGGCTTGAGCCCCCCGGTTATTGGCCGAGGGGCTCAAGCCCAGAATGCGCCGGTCACCTTTGTGGGGCGAATCCCGAGAGGCATGAGGGCCTGAGCCCACGTGAAGAACGCATCGTTAAAACCCAAGCGAGGCATACTAAAAACTGCCTCTACTCGGATGTCTACGGACGTGTCGCCAACCTTGACGAGCATTGGTAGTTCCTAAAAAGGAAACGGCAGGCAGAGCGATGTGCTCTACCTGCCGTCCAATGTCGTCAGGCTGTCAAGCGTCAGCCGGCCGTGTTGACCCGCACGCCCTTCGTGGTGGCGTCGTAGGGGCCTTCCTCGGCGCGAGCCAGCCGAGCCGCGATCACCACCGTGTTGTCGGTGGACGGGCTGGTGGCGACCGCCAGGTAACGCTTCTTGCCACGGAGATCCACCTCGATCCGGCTCACCGTCATCGTCGTGGTGACGGTCTGGCCGGCGTAGGCCGCCGGGGCGAGCGTGCCGGTAAACCCGGTCACAGTCTCGGTCACGGCGTTCGACGCATCGCCCTGGCGAAGCGTCAGCGTCTGGGCCACGCTCGAGGTAGAAACCTGCGAGGCGTAGATCACGTCGATGGACGCATAGTCGAAGCCCAGCGTGTCGAGCGTCAGGGTGTTGGTCTGGCTGGACGTGTAGACCGAGCTCTTGCCCGACACCACGCTCCGGGTAGCTGCTACTGGAATCATCTGTCAGGGTCTCCTAGAGAGAGTGGTAATCAGGCGTTTGCAGAGTGTGTACGCAGGGCAACAACCGGGCCAACTTCGCTGGTCGAGCCAAGGCTGTGGAAGTTCGCCGTAGCCCTCACAACACCGGAAACAAGCGTCTGGTCGAGCTCCACGAACCGCTCCTGGCTCACCCGCAGCTGGTAGCCCTGGCGAAGCCCGAGGGCACCAGCCATGGCGAGATCGCCGAAGAGGCACTTGACCTTTGACAAGTCCGAACCCAGCGTGCTGTTCATCGGGTGGACCAGCACGACCGGATACCCGAGGAACGTCAGGCCGAAGCCCTGGGCCACGGACACCGAACCGCCCTGGGCCAGGTCAAGCCGCTGCATCGAAGCGTGGTAGCCGGCCGGCGAGATGTACCAGCGGGCGCCCGGCAGGGCGTAGCGGGGCAGCTTCGCCATGGCCGACAGGAAGTCTTCCTTGTCGAGCGTCTCGAAGGCACCATTGTTGGTGGCCGCCGTGACGAGCGACGCCGAGTAGGCCGCGTCGGTCAGCTTGACCGTCACGCCGTAGTGGCCGCCGTAGGTGCTGGTCCCGTCGCCGATGAACACCGCTTCGTCAAGAGCCTTGGCGATAGCCAGCGAGTGCTCGGTGGCGATCAGGTCTGCAACGCCAACGCCATCGGCGAAGAGCTCGTTGGAAACCTTGGTGGCCACGCCGAACTTCTGGGCGACCAGCTGCACCTGCGTGCCCGTCATGTCGCTGTAAGAAAACTCGGCGTTTTCACCCATCCACGCACCCGAAACGCCGCTGATCCGCTTCGGGATCGACAGCACGTCCGACGACATGTTGAAGTTCTGAAGGGCCGTCGGAGCCACGCCGTAGGTCTCAACGTTGCGGATGATCGTGCTGGACAGTTCATCCGGCACGCTGAACCCGCCGAGCGAGTTGACGCCGCCGACCATCGTGCGGGCCTCGACGCCGTGGTCATGGCACCACCGCTTGGCCTCGGAATCGCCGGCAAACGTGGCCTGCAGCCACCGGCCGACGCGGTAGGCGTCCTCGTGCGAGCGGAACGCCTTCAGCGTCCGGCCGTCACGGACCGCCTCAATGCGGACCGCCTTGGGCTCGTCTGCACGCACCTCGGGGGCCGGGCTGCAACGCTCGGCGACGCTGCGGAGATTCTTGACGCTCTCGGCCACCTTCGACTCAAAGTCGATGGACGCGGAGAGGGACTTGGCCTTCTCGGTCAGGCCGGCGAGCTCAAGGTTGCGGGCGTCGATGTCCGCCTTGTTGTCGGTGTCGAGAGCCGTGAGCGCCTCAATGCGAGTCGCGACCTCGGTGGCCTCGTTGCGGAGCGTGGAAAGCCGGTCCATGCGTGTGATCTCCAAGGCGTGATTGCCGTGGAGTCCACCATCGCATCAGGGCCGTGGTGCCTTGCAGTACCGCACTTCGGAAACTGTTGTTTTGACAAACGCCACCGCACGAGCACCGCACTTCGGGCAACGCAGATACCGCTGCCGCTCGTCACCGCATGGACGGCTGGAACGGCACCGGAGTTTTTCGCCGCACGTACAGCGGGGCTCAGACATTTCGCATCCGCAGGAGAGCGGCCCAAGCGGCGGCGACGCCCCGCAGAGCCGAACGCGAACAGTCCGCCTGGGCCGCCGGCTCCTCGGTCTGTGACGCGAGCCACGCTTCGTAGGAACGCATGGCGACGCTGGCGCTGGTCTGCGGGTACGCGGGCACCAGCACCGGGCCCACGTCGTAGAGTCCAGACACCTCGCGGATCTGGCGGACGGCCTTGCCGTCCTCGCCCGTGCGGAAGGATTCACCGCTCTTGTCCACGGTGAACGCGAACGACGAGCCACGCACGTCACGCCGCTGGATGAGCTCGAGCACGTCGCCACGGCTCACGGGCGGCGTCACCACGTACCGCAGCCCCTTGTCGTCGCTGGAGAGCTCCAGCGTGCCAGACGATGTGCGGCCCAGCACGATGTTGCTGTCGTGGTTGAAGAGTGCCACCACGTCCTGCCGGCCGCGCTGGCGGCCGAGAATCTTGTCGAACGCACCGGGCAGAATCTCTTCCTTGAACCCGCCAAGGTCGAGTGACAGCCGGTTGTAGACAGCGGCGTAGCCCACGATGGACGTGCGGCCGTCTGCACGGGTTTCCACGACTAGGTCGTGGTCATCCTCAAAGGCGAAGTCGCGGCGTTCAATTTCCATCTGTCGAATCCTCCTGGGCAGTCGTGCTGTCTTCGGCATCGTCTTCTGGCGTGCCGTCCATCGGCTCGCCTGGCGAGTCTTGCGGCATCGGCTGTGCATCCGCCGCCACCGCACCGGACACCGTGCCGGAAATGATTTGATCGACAGACTGCGGGCTCATTGTCGGGAACGCCGACAGGATCACAGCCTTTGCTCCAGACGGCGTCAACAAGCCAGCCGCCAGGTTCTTGACGATCTCAATGAGCGACGTGACTTGCGCCCCATTGAGTGCCTGTTGTTGCAAGTTCTCCCCAGTGTTGGATGCAGCCATCTTCTCGTCTTCTGTCTGCACGACTTTGTCTAGCGTGGTCATGTTGAGCTGCACAAACTGGGCGTCGCCACGCTCTCCAAGCGGATTAAAGTTTTCCAGCTCTCGAATCTCGTTAATGCTCATCCAGCCGTTCTGGAGAGCGGAAACAAAGTAGGCCGACCGGCTGGCGTGATCGCCACGCAGTAGGCCGCTCACGTTGTGCTCGGCGAAGTACGTCTCGTCCTCGCCTTCCGCGAGCAGGTCGCGGGAGATGGCGGCCTCCCACCGCTTGAGATGCGGCAGAAGGCAGTACTGAACCATCTCAACGCCCTGCACTTCGATATTGCTGTAGGTGCTTCGCGTCAGGTCTTGGATCATGTGCGGCGGCACGCGAAACGCCCGGCAGATTTCGATGACCTGATACTGCCGCGTTTCAAGGAACTGGGCCGCCTCGTTGCTCTGCGACAGCTCGTGAGCCTTCACGCCCGCCGGCAACACCGCCGTGCGGTGAGCCCGATCCGGGCCACGGTGCATCCGCTCCCACGACTCGCGAAGCCGCTCGGCCGCCTCAACTGGCACCGGGTTCTCTGACTCAAGCACGATGCCAGGCCGGGCACCGTTGCCGAAGTAGGTCGCACCGTGGGCCTCCAGCGCTTGGGCCAGCCCGATGGCGTTGGCGAAGAGCCGATAGCTCGGGATCGGATGAATGCCGTCGTCCGTGGTGAACCGCAGGGCGAAGATTTGCTCTTGGCGGTAGACCGTCTGCCGGCCATCCGGCTCACGGTAGATGTACCGCAGACGCCCGTTTTCCAGCCGCTCGACTTCCATGCGGCTCGGATGCAGCGGCCACAACTCCGACACAGGCCCGCGAGCACCGGCACGAATCTCGGCGTAGCTTGCGCCGTAATGCAGGTAGAGCCCCGTCATCCAATCGCGGAATTCCTGCGCCGTCTGCCACGGATTCGGCTGCATGTGCAAGATGCGGTAAAGCGGATGCTCTGGCACCTTGCGCTTGCCGCCGTTGGGCTGCCGCTCATAGAGATGCAGGGGCAGGCTTGAGACGCTGTCAGAGATGACTCTGATGCACGCCGTGTAGGCCGAGCAGGCCATCGACGTGTCTGCAGTCACCCGCACGCCTGACGCAGTGCGACCGCCACCGACGCCGGCCCAATCAATGCCACGCAGCTCGTGCATGCGGAAGTCGGCGGTGGCCGTGTCGCTCATAGGGTGATGATGTCCCAGTTCTGTTCCGGCGGCTTCGCAGTTGCCACGGCGTGCAGGCCGAGAGCCATCACGAGCGAGACGATGCCGTCGATGCGTTCCGTGCTCTTCGCCTTGCTCGGTTTGATGTTGCCCTGGTGGTCGCTCTGTACTGCCACGTTCGCAGCCATCCAAGACAGAACCGGATGATTCGCATGCCGGATTCGCTCGGACAGCACATAATTTTCAAGGGCGCGGCTAGGGCTCGACATTGAGCCGTAGCCCTGTCCAAATCCTGTCACATTCACGCCCTCGCCTTGCAGTTGCGTGGCGAGCTGCGTCGCGTTCCAGCGGTCGATACCCACCTGCCGAATGTTGAACTTCTGCGAGAGTTCCACGATGTCGCGGCGAATCACGTCGTAGTCGGTGACGTTGCCATCCGTGGACCGGATGAACCCGTCACGAATCCAGCCGACGTAGTCCACCTTGTCTCGCAGCGTCCGCTCGGCGGCGTTTGCCTGCGGCACCCAGAAGTACGGCAGCACGTCGAAGGTGCCGTCTTCCGCTTGGCTCACCATCACGAAGGCCGAGAGGTCGAAGGTGCTTGCCAAGTCCAGCCCTGCGTACCACTCACGCTGCTCGAGGTCGCCGGCCAGCGGCTTGCCGCACTTGGCCCAGTTATCTGGAGACAACCAGCGAACGTCCTGGGTGGTCCAGACATTGAGCCTGTATCGCAAAAAGCTATTGAGCTTAGACGGTGACTGCTCAGCCTCTCTGGCATCGGCGGCAAATGACTCCACCGTGATCGTCTCGCCCAGCGAAGGGTTGGCTTTGTGCCACGTCGCCTCGCTCTTCCAATCGTCCTCGGGCGAGGCGGCGTAGATGCACCCAAAGAAGGCAGGGTCCACCGCTGGATCAGCGATGCACCGCTCGGCGTAAGCGTGTTGTTCCCAACAGATTGACTTGCGGTCGTAGCCGGCCGTGGTGATCGACAAGAGGAGTGGCGATCGTCTGGCTGCCCCACCGTACCTTAGTGCGTCGCGTGTTTGTCCGGGCCTCCGCCCCCGGCCTCTCAGCCAGGGGCGAAAGCCCAGAGGCGGCGGTCCCTTTGTGCGTGGAGTTCATCGAAGAGCAGGGCGTGGATGTTGAGTCCTTCGGCCCGGAACGCATCAGCCGACAGCACCCGATAGAACGAGTTGCTTGCCTTGTGGACGATGGTCTTCCGCGAGTCGATTACCTCGAGATGCTTCGACAACGCAGGCGAGGCCCGCACCATCGAGGCCGCTTCGCGGTAGATGATGCCAGCTTGCTCGCGGTCGCAGGCAGCACCGTAGACCTCGGCACCGGGCTCCGAGTCAAACGCCGTCATGTAGAGCGCGATCCCGGCGAGCGTCGTGCTCTTTCCCTGCTTTTTTGGCAACTCGATGTAACCGACGCGATGCCTGCGTAGTCCGTCAGGGTTCAGCCGGCCAAACAACTCACGCAGGACGTGGTGCTGCCACGGCAGGAGCGTGAACGGTTTGCCCGCGTTCTGCCCCTTGCTGTGGCGCAGGATCTTCTCAAAGAAGTGAACGACGCGCTCGTATTTGGCCTGCCCATCTTTGCAAAGGTCAGGCACCGTGGAGCTTGAAGAAGTCTTCGACTTCGTCGCTCGGCTTTTCTTCCTTGCCGCCAAGTCGCACCCTACTGCTCGGAGTCAACCCAAACTCGCCCATTAACGACGCCTGGAGCGCCACTAAACTGCGATATAGCGGACCCGCCGGATTGGGTTTCACGCCGCCTAAGTCAGTCCGCATCACCGGGCCGCTGGCCCGCAGCTCGAGTAGGCATCGCTGAGACTCAACGTACACCTCGCACAAAGTCGCCAGCGCCTCGCCATCCGCAGTCGTCAGCGTGCCAAGGCCGAGCAGGATCGGCACGAGCTCGCCCCACTTCTCAACCGCGAGCGGCTCGACCATCAACCGCTTCGGCATCGGCGGCGCGCCGGCCGGTGCCGGCAGGTCGGGCCGGATCGGGCGCTTGCCGGGATTGCCGGCCAGGCGCTTGACCGACGCCGGAAGTGGCTTGCGACCGCGTGTCATTGTGGCAGTCCGAAAAACGGATGAAAAACCTCACGGCAATTTGCGGCCGCGCTCACGGAGCAGGCGACCGGGGTCTTTATTTGGCGTAGTTGGGGTGATTTCGACCACCCTGCCACGTCGCACAGCGTCGCGTGTGGCGTGCGTTCGCGTGGCTGGCTGGCTGGTCGCTTCCGTGTCGTCTGCCGTTAGCACGCATCGTGGTGCGTCTGCGTGGACGTTTGGCGTTGCTCGCTCATCGTCTTTCGTCCGTGACAACGGATGCACAACGTCTGTCCGTTGTTCACGTCGTACCGTTCACCACCTTGAGCGATAGGCACGACGTGGTCCGCCTGGGCCTCGCGGGGGCCCGTACACACGCGACCGCACGACCTACACTGCCATGCGTCACGGGTAAGCACTGCCTGTCGCCACGCCTTGTGTGCCTTGTCGCAGTACCCACGGGCTGCCGCGTTGAGCCTTGCAGTCTCGTCTCGCCTAGGGCGTGACGTTCTCAGACGGGGGGGCCTATGTGCTGGTATGCGTTGCGGCATGCGGGGGGGCTATGACTTGAACATCACGACGCCAACCGTCCCAGTGCTGTTCGTCGTTGCCGACACCAGCTTCAAGAACGGCACAGCGAACACCGCATCGGGCAGCGAGTACATGCGGCCATCCGTGCTCGAGGGGGCCAGCGTGATGTCCGCCGCAGCACCAGCCGCGTCGTACATACGCCGATATGCACCGTCCACCGTGTTGCAGCCCCAGCACTGGAGGCTGTTGCTGTTGGTGCTCATCGTGGCGAGCGACACGACGCCGCCAGCCATATCGTCCAGCCGCAGCGTGGTGGCCAGTGTCGTGGTCGAGTGCAGCGTGATGCTCACCTCACGCTCGTATCGCTTGATCCTGACGTGGGACATGGGTGGGGTTTCCCTGGGGTAGCGCGGGTCGTGGCCCGTCTCGTGGCCTTCTGCGTCTAACTTACGCCGACGCGGCCCGTGTCGTGCAGTTCTCCCGCACGAGCGCCTCGCGTCTGGCGAGCTCCAGATCGGCGTCTACCATCATCGCCACGAGATCGGAGAACGACGTGCGTGGCTCCCAGCCCAAGATGCGCTTCGCGTTCCCGGCATAGCCAATCAGCACGTCCACCTCGGTCGGCCGTTCGTACCGCTGGTCATGCTCGACGAAGTCCCGGTAGTCGAGGTCGAGCCGCCCGAATGCCAGTTCGCAAATCTCCCGCACCGTGTGCGTCTCGCCCGTTGCCACGACGAGGTCTGGCGGGCTGCCGATGGGATGCTGGAGCATCAGCCACATGGCCTCGACATAGTCGCCCGCGAAGCCCCAATCGCGGCTGGCGTCAAGGTTGCCGAGGTAGAGCTTCGACTGCAGCCCGTGCTTGATGCGGCCTGCGGCCCGCGTGATCTTGCGGGTCACGAAGGTCTCGCCGCGCCGCGGGCTTTCGTGATTGAACAGGATGCCGCACCGTGCGAACAGCCCATAGGCTTCGCGGTAGTTCACCGTCGTCCAGTGTGCGAAAGCCTTGGCGCACGCATACGGTGAGCGTGGACGAAACGGCGACTCCTCGCGCAACATCGGCCTGTCGCCAGGGAACAACGCCTGCGGCTCGATGCCGCCATACATCTCGCTGCTCGACGCCTGGTAGAACCGCGCCTGCGGTGCGTGGTCGCGAATCGCCTCCAGCATCCGCAGAGCGCCGATCCCGGTGGCGTCGGCCGTGTAGACCGGCTGGTCGAACGACACGCGGACGTGGCTTTGTGCCGCGAGGTTGTAGACCTCGTGCGGCTCGACCTGCCGCACGATGCGAGCCATCGCACCGCCGTCGCACACGTCGCCGTGGTGCAGGTGGACCGCATCGAAGATGTGGTCCACGCGACCGGTGTTGAACGTCGAAGCCCGGCGAATGATGCCGTGGACTTCGTAGCCTTTGGCGAGCAGGAACTCGGCGAGGTATGAGCCGTCCTGCCCGGTGATGCCGGTGATGAGGGCGCGGGTCATGCGGAAATTATTCCACAACACGCAATTCAACGGTTTCCATGCTGTGTTCCCAACTCCAAGACTGTCCGATAGGCGATGTGACGTTGGACGCTTGCAGGTCGCCTCCAATGCCATGACGCCAATACATGACCCCAGGAATTGACGGCAACGCATCGGCCATTGCGGCGATCATTTCTTGCGTGGCCGCCGTGTACATGGCGAAGTGCGTTGGCGAGCCCGACCCGGTTCGCGATAGCGGGACCGTGAAAGCGTTGCCGTCGTAGTTTGGTCCGCTTGGGTTGATTTGGCGTGCGGCGGCGTCGGCAGCAGACAACGATGCGGCCGGAACGATGATGGCGAGCCGGTAGTCGAAACTCACGACACGCCCCATTTTTTTTGAAGGTAGCCCAACACGGTCGCCTGGTCTGTTGCTGACAGAGAGCGGTTGTATTGCAGGATTTCCATGACCGTGCCTTTGTACGGGCTGGAGTTTGCCGGGGAACCGCTCAAGAAACGGCTGCTGATGCCAAATCCAGTGCTCTGGTCTGATGCCGTGTATGACGTGTCCGACACGCTGCTCGTCGCGCCATTCGCCCGCGTGTAGTGAATAGCGTTATTGGTCGTTGCAAAATTCAAAATGATGACGTTGTTTTGTCCTTCAACCGTTGCTGGCGGGTTCAGTATGAGAATGTTTCCGCCAGCGCCGCCCGAGTAAGAGTTAGTGACGTTTAGCACAAGCCCGCCCGTCGTTGTGTCGTCATTTCCGCTTGCCGGGAAAAACGTAAACACAACCCGATTGGTGATGTTGCCACGATTGAGAGCGACAAACAGCGTCTGGCCGGTGAGGTTGATCCTGGCCGTTGTGTTGATGATGCCGTCATCCACGCCGTCAAACGATAACGCGGACTTGCCGGAATAGTGATTCGCCACGAACGACGGCGCTGTTGAATCTGCCGTTGTCCTAATGACGTGAAACCCGTTCCCGCTCTTGTCGCCCCAATATTTCACAGGGCCGTTGGCCGTGACGGTCCCAACGCCGTCGCTTGTCGGACCAAGCGTTGACGTGTCAGAGGCGTCTAGCCACAACGACAGACCGCTGATGCTTTTGGGATTGAACCCACTCGCCCTCGGCCGCATCAGTCGATTGTTCATCGGTGCCATGCGTCACTTCTCCTCTGGCTTCTGCCCGGCTTTCGGTTGTAACGCATAGAGCAAGCGCGTCTGCTCGCTCACCGCCTGGGCGATCTCGACCTGCGTCTGGGCGAGCTTCTCTAGGAACTGCGTGTGCGCCTTCACAAGCGGTAGCAAAACGTCCTGGCGACCCACGTAGAGGCACGCTAACGCCACCAGAGCTGCGAATCCATGCTCTCGGAGCACGCCGAGTAGCGTCGTCTGCACCGTCTCGCTCGTCATCGCTGCATCTCCCGCTGCCACCCGGCCAACATGATCCGGTTGAAGTTCCTATCGAGCCACCACTTCACGAGCCACTGAATCACCGCGACGAGCACCGCCGTGGCGATGATTGACAGCAGCACGAAGCCGTACTCTTGCCCCGAGCGGCGCGTTTTCACGCGCTCCACAAGAGCCGACTCGTAGGCTCTCAGGTCGTCGTCGCTCTGGCTGGTGACGAGTGATTCGTTGTCCCACTCGGCCACGGCGTCCTCGAGCATCTGACGCACGGTGTCACGGCCCACGAGCCGCTTGCGAAGCGGCGGCAGGTCGGCCCAGCACTGGTCGGTGAGGTCGTCGAAGGTCATCGGTTCACTCCGCAGGTGCCGGTCGTGCAGGTGGGGGCCGTCTTTGGCTTCTTGCCGGTGCCCTTGCAATCTGGGCACGTAATGCGAATGCCGGCGTTATCGCCGAGAACGCCGCGGCCGTCGCATCGCTCGCACACGTCGCTGGGGGCGGGCGTTGGCGGCAGCCCTTGGCGGGCCTGCACGATGCACCGGCTGGCTTCGCAAGCCAGGTCGGCCGTAATGGACGTGTCGCCGCGGGGAAGAGACGCAACGCAGCCAACGAACGCCACGGCGAAACAGACGAGCCAACGGTTCACAAAACGCCTCCGGTCCAGTTGGGAAGCGTGCGGGGCTCAAAGCCCGAATAGCCAGACAAGGCAAACGAGTCCTCGCCCGAGAGCATGTCGGTGCAGGTGTCGGCGTCCACCCAGCCGGCCGACTTCTGGAACTGCGGCGGCAGGGCCGGGTCAACGTCGCCGTCGTAGCAGTCGCCCCACGAATTTGCACAAAGCAACGCCGGGCGTGGCGACCATCGCACCGCACAAAAATTCATCGCGTGTGCCCATGTGCCCATCGGCGCGAGATGCCCGCCGTCTCGGAGCGTCATGGAGAAGCCACGCATCGAACACACGGCCACGGGGTATCCGTTCTGGATCGCTTTGGCGGCATCATCAAACGACGTGACAAGCGCCACGGCGGAAACTTTGTGCTTCGCCGCAAACGGCTCGAGCTCGTCTGGCACGCCGTCGCGGCCCCATTCCTTCTCGCGGGTGCCACTGTTGTCGGTGAACCGCTGGCCGGCGTAGTCGATGCCGTAGTGCAGCGTGCCGTAGTTGGCGACTGCTTTCGCTGCAGCCGCTCCATAGGAACCGTCGCCGCCTAAGTTGGGCCGCCCGCGAACCTCAACCCGGCTGAATCCGTAGACGCTGGCTTCGAGGACCCGGCCGCCGTAGACCTCGTGCTCTGCCCGCAGGTGGATGTCGCATGCCGCGAGGATGTCGCACGAGAGCGCCCAGGCCCAGCCAACGCAGCTACCAATCTTCTGGCTGCCACGCTTCCAGCTTGGATCGCACCGCAGAAGGTACTCGCCCAAGAACACGTCGCGTGACGCGTCGAGCTCAAGGTCGGGCCCTGCCGCCGCCAGCGTGGGCTTCGGCAGCGAGGCTAGAAAACGCTCAGTGCCCTTGCGGTCGGGCACGTACCCCATGAGCGGCAGGAAGTCGGCCATGCGTCACCCTGCGTTGACGCCGGCCCATGCAATCGCCCGGCACAATTCGGCGTAGCGGGCCCGCAGATCCTTCGTCACGGGAACCTCGCCGGTGCCGAGCACCTGGGCAAACGCGGCCTCAACGGCTTCACGCAGCCCCGGATAGACGCCAGGGGAGTTGCCGCCGATGCGACGCCAACCGATCTCGACGGCAAGAACGGTAAAAAGCCGCAGCGATCGCGTGTCGGTAAAAACGACTTCAGTGCTGACGCCGTCGCCAAGAGCGACGATCGCGGCCTTGTTCCACAGTTCCGCCCAGAGCATCCGGTCGCTCATCGACACGGACTTCATCGCGGCGGCGACCGGCGTTACAACCCGTTGCATGGCGTCACTCGGCGTAACAACTTCGACGGGCCGAACTGCCGGAACCGACAGCGACGGCATCGGCACCTTGCCCCACGCCGCCGCCACGATCAGCCCAGCCGCCGCCGTCCGCGTCAGCCCGGCCTTGTGCCGCTGGGCGGCTTCGACGGCGAGCAGGGCGGCACGGATGGCGGCCTGGGCCGCCACACTGAGGTACGGCGAGCCGACGAGAGCAACTGCTGCGATGACGGCTGCGGTGCGTAGTGCAAATTCGACGCTCACCCCTTGAGCCCCTCGACCTTCTGCACGATCCAGCGAACGAACACCTCGCCCTGCTCGGTCTTCAACATCTCGGTCAAATGCTTCACCAGTTCGTCGTCGAGCGTGGCGTCGGTGCGGGCGGCAAGCCACTCGGCCGCTTCGTACACGACGAGCGACTTCGCGTAGGGATCGCCAACCGAGACGAACCGCTGGGCGAACGTCAGCACCGGCAGCCAGGACTGCAGGAGCGCGATCTGTTGCCAGATGTTGAGCTTGTTTCCGTACTCGGCCTGCTCGGCCGGCGTCATCTCGAAGGCGGGCATGGCACTACTCCTGGGGATACTTCGGTGTATCACCCGGCGGGGTAATCCATGCAGTAACGCCTACGGCGACTCGTCCTCCGTGTCATCTAGGACGCTGGGAAAATTGATAGTGTCGTTCAACCAATCGTAGACCATGTGCCAGGTATCTTCCGCCTCTTCGTGCGACTCCTTCCGCTCGATCACGTAAGGCTGTTTGAACGATTCCTCGCGCCCTGCAATCAGCTTCCCCGCGCCGTCGGTCATGTAGACGTAGGCGTACTGCCGGCCGAACTCGACCACGATCCGGCGCTCCACGTAGTCGGGCAGTCTTGGCATCGCCGTTCACAGTTCGTCCGCGTCTTCGTCCAGCCCGGCAAGTTCGGCCGTGATCTCAATTCTCGCCAGCGTGAACCCGGTCGGCTTGTTCGCCTGCCGTTCCGCTCGCGTCACCTCGTCCCACGTCACCTGCACGCACGTCACGCGCTGGGCCACACGCGGGGCGAGGTCGAGGCTGTTCTCGCTCGCGGCCAACTCGGCCGCGTCGGGGTCCAGCATCCGTTCGTCGCGGCTGGGCTTGTAGCGGAGCCGGCGGTCGTTGCGAGGCGGGAATCCCCAGACCTCGCGGAGGCGAATCAGTTGGTGGCTCGTGACCGTCCAGTAGGTCGCTATCGCCTGGATCGGCAGATAGGAGTCCCACTGCAGCCGCAGCGTCACGCGGTCAATGATCGAGGTGTTGCCGGCCATGTTGCGGGACCCAGAAGCTCACGACCCTGGACGATGGATTGAAACCGAACCGCCCTCTCGTCTCGGGATGCTCGGCGATCGACCTATGCAGGGTGCAATGCTCGCACGTTTCGCCCGTGTAGACGCCACGCAGATAGGCGTCAGCACGGTACAGAGCGAGCTGCCCGAAGGCCGAGTTCACCTGCACCGGCGGTGCGCCGACCACCGGCCGCATGAGGTGGAACCAATCGAGCGGCGTGCGATGCCGCCAGCCGAACCACCGGAAAGCGAAGCCGTCGTAGTGGGCGGGAATAACCGTGCCGTCTGCGGTTCGCATCTCGCACCACGAATAGGAGCCAAGCCCCCACCAATCGCTCCGCTCCATGTGGGCCACGCTGGTGAGCAGACCGTCAATGCTCCAGCCGCCCCAGCTATCGGAGTCCACGACCGCGACCAAGTCCACCGGCTCGCCGTGTCGCACCCAGGTCTGGCAGGCAGCGCGGTACTCCGCGAGCGCGACCGTTCGCTCTTGGGAGATCGTGTAGTTGAGATGCGGGCGATCGTAGGTATTGAGACTGACACACCGCTGCCGTTGGTCAGACCACTCTTTCAGCACCTCCTTCGTGTCATCGACGCTGTCGTTCTCTGCGGCGAACGCGGTCCACGACTTGAAGCACGCGCCAGTTCGCTCGATGAGATCAAGCGTCTGCCGCAGCCACGGCTGGGAGTTTCTGCAGATCATCACGATGGCGATAGACAGGCCAGCCGCCACCTCGCGCCCATACTTCACCGCTTCCGCGTAGTCCTCCGCGAACTCGGGATCGGGCGGCAGCAGCACGTCGGGCCGGTGGGCCTCAATCTCGTCAAGCGTGATCTGCACGATCGTCCCTCCGCACTTCCCGCCACGCCGTCGGCTGTTCCCCGTTGGTGATGTCATCCGCCGTGACCGCCACGCGGTGATTCGCCGTGTGCCACTCGGGACTCGGCACATGCGTGCCCTTCTCAGCGCCGATGTTCTGGATTCGGCTCACCGTGGGGAATGCTTCGTATCGCCCGGCTCGCAGCGCGTGGTTCACGATCACGTCCCACGAGGTTGCGTCGTCACGCACCCATCCCATGTGCAGGCCCAGCCATCGGTCCCGCCAGGTGCCCCAGCCCCACGGCGTGAACCACCGACGCAGGCCGCACTCTCCGAGGCATCCGTTCGACACCCGCTGGTATCCGCTCACGTTCATGACGGCCGGATCGTCGCGGTAGTGGTCTCGCGCCCAGGCGAACCAGCGCAAGGCATCGACGCACGGCACCGTGTCGTCTTCGAGGTGGAGGTGGAACTCGCTGCCCATCGTCTCGAAGCCGTAGCCGAACGACGAGCGGATCGCCCGGTTGCATCCCGCCCGCTCCGAGTACGTCACCGAATCGAATTCGTAGCGGTTCGCAATCGCCGCGGACTCGGCGGCATCGTCCGAGGGATCGATCAACACCAGCACGTCGCAGTCGCGGATGCCGTCGCACGCCCGCAGAGCCGCGAGCGTCTGCGTCAGGTAGGCCGGGCGGTTGTAGGCCGACACCGTGATGTTCACGAGTTGCGGAGTTCCTCGGCCAACTGGGCGAACCGCTTATTGCCGTCGGTGTGCATCTCGGAATCCGCGTCGAGGCTTGCCCCCTCGTAGGCATCGAGGTGCCCTGCGGTGCGGAGCGTGTGTAGCGGCGTGCCTTCAATCTCTGCCGTGCCCGAAAGCTGATGCGAGTCAAGCGGCAGCGACTCAATGAACCGCACCGTGTCCTGCATCTGCTCGCGGGTCTCGCCCGGCAGGCCCACGGTGAACGTGCCGTGGACCGTCATGCCGATTCGCTTGAGTTCATGCACGACCTCGCGGGCATACTCCAGATCGAGATGCTTGTTGACGATCTTGTCTACGACGTACTGATTGCCGCTCTCGAATCCGAGCTTCACGCCGAAGCAGCCCGACTCCTTCATGAGCGACCACGTTTCCATCTTGCTCGTGTCGGCGCGGCACATGGCCGACCACGGCAGGCCGATGCGGCGCATGACTTCGCACATCTTCACGACGTGCGAGTTGCCGAGGTTGAACGTGTCGTCGTCAAAGTAGATGGAGCGAAACCCGTACTCTCGCACGAGCGACGCGAGGTACGGCTCCATGTACTCGGGCGAGTAGTGGCGGACCTTGCGGACTTTGGTGCCGTCAGGATCGTTGCCTGTCATCGCGGCGGGCCACACGCAGAAGCAGCAGTTCTTTACGAGCACGTTGTTCGCGTAGAAGACGCCCGTGTCGGGAACCTCCATGCAGTACGTGTCGTGCAGGCCCGGCAGTTCCTCGACCGCCACGACCTTGTGATTGAACGTGCCGTCGGGAGCGTGGGCATCGTTGCCCAGCGTGTGGCCGCGAGCTCGCCGCGTGGCGATGCCACGCAACGCCCGTTCGCTCTTTTCCTCAAAGGTCTTTGACGCCTCGCGTCGCAGTGCGGCGAGCCGGTACCGCTCGCGAGACTCGGGGCTGCGAACCTTGCCGCGATTGCCGGCGGCGATCTTGGCTACCCACTCAGGCGACAGCCCGCCGGCTGCCGGGTTGTAGAGCCGCATCCGATCGGCGATCTCGGGGTGGCTGGCGAAGTGCTCAACGGTGTCCCGCATGACCGCGAGGTTGTCGGGGTGCCAGTTGTGTTTGTCGTGGTCGATGTGATGCACGACCTCGCCCGGCTCCAGGCGGCGGCCGATCTTCCACTCGGCCACCAGCCGGTGCGTCTTCTCCCGCCCGCGCCGTGCCCACACGGTATCGAGGTACTCGCCTGACTTGTACTGACGCAACGCCCGGACGCGGGTGCCAGCCGTCAGGTCTTTCGCCTCGACCAACCACTCCCGCTCGGCGACATATTGGTTGCCCCACTTGAAGGCAACGAACCGATGGTCGGGAGTGCAGTCGATGTGCGACCCGTCATCGAAGTGAACCCGTACGAGCTTCTGGTTCTCGCCGGTCTTGGCGATGACTCGGGGCGTCGAGATCTTCGCCCGTTTCGCCTCGCGGTCATACGTGAAGACGCCGACATCGGTGCGGCCCACAAGATCGCGGATCGGCACCATGCCTTCGACCGTGTTCACGAGCGTGTCGCCCGCGAGGCACTTGTACGGACATCCCCGACTCGACCACACATGAGCGTGCGGGTACTGCTGCCCGATCGGGTTGTAGTCGAAGTAGCGGTGTGCGATCTCCGCGTCCATGTACGGGGGCGGCGCGGCGTTCATCTCGGCGAGCGTGAGCAAATCGAAGTCGATCACGCCGCTTGCGCCCTCGATCACCTTGACCGCGTTCTTCTCGTACTCGCCACGCAGGCAGGCGTGAACGGGAAGCGACGATAGAATCTCGTCGCTCTTGGTGGTGGTGATCGGGCCGGCGATCACGATCTTCGTCTGCGGCAAAACCTTGTGGATCATCTGCACGACTTGTGCATCGTGATCCCAACTCGGCGTCGCCGTCTCGATCACGACAATGTCGGGCCGCTCGGCCCCGAGGTAGTCGGCGTAGCTCTGGTATGTCTCACGCAGTGCGATCGAATCGCGAAACCGCACTTCGGCTTTTGTGTTCGCCGCCGCGTAGGTCGCCGCGTAGCCCAGGAAGAACGGGTACGGCAGGTAGCCGCCGAACTTGAACTCGCCCGGCGGTGCGTTCGCTGGCATCGTGAACGGCCACCGCGAGCCGGCCCGCACGCCGCAGCGAAGGTATTCCTCGGACGAGTCCCACCACGGCGGGTTGGAGAAGAGAACTTTCATGCGATGTCTCCTGCCTCTCGCAGCCACACCGGCTCGTCGCGAGAGCCGTCCGCACGCACCGTTGCGAACACCGCCCTCGTGCTCTCGGCCGAGACGCCACGCATCGCCCACCCAAGGAACGTCTCGGGGTGGAAGATGCCGCCTGCGTTGATGTATTCATCCAGCCGGTCGAGCCGCGTGAAGTAGCGTCGCATTGCCGTCAACTCGCCAAACGCGAAGCGATCGTTGCATCCGAACCAGTTGCAGAAGGTCGGCACTCGCCAGCCCGTGCCCTCAAACGGCTCGGGCGGCACGCTGAATGCGAGATCGGAACGGCACCGCACGACGCAATCGGCTTCGATGCCGCTCGCCTCAAAGACCTGCCAGGCGCGACGCAGCCCCCAGAGTTGCTTGAGTACTCGCTGTACCCCGTGGCATCCACGCCCGATCTGAGTCGAATACTCCCGCCGCTCCGGCATCTCGAACTGCGGCTCAACCACCGTGACCGAAGGGCGAAACAGGAACGCCTTGTCGGCGTCTTCGTCAGCGACGGCGTGAACGATGAACGTCGCATCGGGGTAGATGTCGCGGATGCCGGCGGCGCACTTGTCGGCCGTCCGCATCTGACCGCTGACGAGGACGGCAGTCTTCATCCGGTTCGCACCCAAATGCTCGCCCCATTGCGGACGAACGCACTCGACCAGACGCACGACCAGTTCGACCGATACCGCAGGTCGTCGTGGGCGCGAGCGCACTTGTAGGCGTGAAACACGTCGTCAAGCATCAGCACCCGCACGCGGTCACGGAGCAGGCGGTAGTCATCCCACCCGGTGAACTCGCCACCGTCGATCAGCGCGGCGTCCCACGTCTCGTCGGTCAGCGTCTCCAGATACCCCGGAGGCGTGTCCGGTTGCTCGCGCCACCACTTCTCCACGAGGTCACGCGGATACCGCAGGTGGTTGTGCCGCGACTGCCAGACTTGCTCGAACGACCGCGGCGTCATGCCGGCCCGCGAGACGCTGGGCTGGCACACCGTTTCGATCCACGGCACATGCGCCGTCCGCTCGACGAGCGCCGCGTGCCGAGCGAAGTCGGACTCGACGCACGTCATGCGGGGCTTCGCGGTCGCCGCCAGCGCCGAGGCGATCACTCGCGTCGAACCCGTGCCGTCCCATGACCCGATCTCGATCACGCTCTCCACGCCGTACGCCTGGAGCGCTGCGAAGATAGCGGTCCCGAACTCGTCGTTGATCGTGATCTCGGCCATGAGACGGCACAGGCTCTCGGTGGTCACTCGTAGCGGACGACTGCCACCCACAACCGACGCACGGGGCAGAACGCGGTGCCGATCTCGCGGACTCGGCGCGTTCCCCAGAAACATGACCGCTTCACGGCATCCGACGCAGACCGAGCCGACATACCGATGCCTTCCACCAGCCGGCCTCGTCTCGAGCAGTGCCCGAACGAACGGCTGGCGACGAGCGCCTCGGCGTGCTGCTGGGCCGAGATGTAGCCGATCTCCGTGATCGCAGCCGGCGGCTGCACCATCACGCTGGCGAGTTCCTGACCGCACGCCTGTACGGCGAGCCACGCCACGCACGCGAACAACATGCCACGCATAGGAAAATCTCCTGGGTCACAAGTCGCCGCCGATCCATCGGCAGCACGAGACTCACACTACGGGCGGCGTCAAGAAATGCGGACGGTGGTCCGTGGCTCGGTGCCCCAGGACTTCTCCACGACGAGCCGGCTCACCTGGCTGTCATCCGCCCACGCCACGCCGTTGAGCGAGTCGAGTACGGCTTTCGTCGCGTTGTCGATGTCGAACCGCGGCAGCTTCGGCGCGTCAGGTTTCACGCCCGACTTCCGCAGATGCGACTTCGGGCGAGCCGCCACGAAATCAATCACGACCTGCACCGGCTCGTCATGGACACTGGCCCCGGCATCTCGAGCTGCTGCAGCAATCGCCGCCCGGTAGGCGTGAACCGGATGCTTCGCCGGAACATACGCCCGAGCGAAGCCGCCCCGCGTGCTCACTCTTGGGCGAGGCTGCGGGACGGGATCGCCGGCGACGGAGAACGCGATGGGCATCCCTTGTCTTTACAGATCGAGTCAACGTCCTCGCCCATCACGGCGTGAATCCACTCGTGGTACAGCGCCACCCGCGTGTGGGCCGACTCCTCGCCTTCGCGTGACTTGGTCGGCGTGCCGTCGCGGGCCTTCATCGTGAGGCTATGGATGCCGGCCAGTTCGCCGTTTACGAACAGCGGCCCGCCGCTGTCACCCGGCGCGATGCACATGGGCAGCGGCGATCCGCCACGCCTGGCGGGCAGCACGATCACGCCAGCCTCGACGCGAGACACCACGCCCGTCCCGGCCCGCAGCTCGCCGTCGTAGGTGTCGTGG